ACGAGCTGGCGAGCGCGAAGCCATCGTCCGCAAGCTGTCTGGCAGCGTCTACACAAAGACGGCGATGAAGTGTCTCAAGATCGGAGCCCTTGCTGGCGGACTCTTGAGCATGCCCGTGGCTACTGCTGCCACTGTGGCGGGCGCCCCCCTTGTAGTTGGCGGGGGACTGGCTTTCACAGCTTGTGCTGCTGTGACCGTTGGGGTTGCACTTGCTGTGCGCTCCGCCTTGCACTTGTTCCGTCCAGACGAGCGAGTCAAGGTATGCCATGCCCCCTTGGCAAGTGTCAATTCCACTGCCAAGGCACCAGAGCAGCATCCCGACTCCGTCGTTCGTCGGCTCCAGCTTGAGAAGAAAGCTGCGAATGCTACTCGCCCAGACGCCGCTCGCGTTACTGGGATCGCCGTCGCCGGTCAGGCACCGACCGTCTTCGCTAAGAACCAAGACAACACTGTCGTCGCACTCGAGAAGAGGTCGGCAGCTCTCCCCGCCCTGTTTCACCCAGCGGATCGTGAGGAGTTTTGTTCCTGGAGTCTCAAGCATTGGAAAACCATCGTCGGCGATTACGTGAAGCTCAACACACCAAGCGAGCCGGATGACTGGCTTGAGCATGTGCTCGCCTGGATTCGCGATTCCAACTCATCCACCGCGGCAAAAGCAATGTACGAGCGTGCCGCACGCGCACTCCACTCACAGGGTATCACTGCCCATTCTGAGCTCACCCCGAGTCAGATTCATGAGTGGACGAAGCGAGAGGTCTCCGTGAAGAACGAGACCGTCCTCAAGAACTCGGACAAGGCTCCGCGGCAGATCCTCGCCGCTACGCCCGAGTTCGTCGTCCTGACCGCCCCGTTTATCAAGCAGCTCACGGGGCTCGTCAGGCGCTCATGGAAGCCCACGCGCAAGACCATTTATGCGCCTGGGGTCGGCTCTAAAAGGCTCGCCGACGCCATGACTGAGGAGGAGTGGGAGAACATGGCCAATCTGGACTTTGATGGCTATGACTCGTGTCAAGGCATACAGACCGCCGAGATGGAGATCGAGATTTGCAAGCGCCATGGTGCACCCCGTGCCCATTTGCAGTTGATGCGCGGCAATCTTGAGACTCATGGAACCTCGCGTGAGGGGGTCAAGTTCAGCACACCATATTGCCGCAATTCTGGTGATCCGTGGACTACCCTCTTCAACACTACTCTCAATGCCTTCTTGATGATGTATGTGTATTGTCGCCTACACGAATGCGACCCCCGCGATGCTCGCGTCAAATTCTTCGCTGGGGGCGACGACGGTGCCCTGTTTTACCAAGGGCCCCGCATCGGTTTCTCCGCCGAGCTGGCTCGACTTGGCCACCCTGCTACCGTCAGGCATGTCGACCACCTGCATGAGGTTGAATTCCTCAGTTGCCGCCTCACCCACACGTCTACTGGGTGGAACTTTATCCC